CAGTCGTCACGACAGTCTGAGTGCCAGCGGTAGCCGACCTTGATTTACCTAAATAAAGTGATGGGCCGTTAATGTCAGCCGAATATCTTGCAATAATTTCTGATGATGTTGAGGCAGTGACACCTAAAACTTGCAAACTAGGAGTAACACCCGAAAGACTAGATACCGCAGATGAGGTACTAAATACGCCACCAGCAAAAATGGGAGTTGCGCTAGTGGCAACTGATTGTCCAATAGAAATTGAATGAGCAATACCCTCGCCCGTAGATGCTCCAGATGTAGTTACGCCAGTACCAGCGGTAATAGTTCCTACATAGTTACCTGTCGTATCTGTACCAAGGTCAATAGCATCAGCAACCCACAGTGAGCCGTTGTACTTTAAGAAGTCACCAGAAGCAGGTGAGGGCAAACTTACATTATGAAGTTCGTCAAGTTCATAGCCGTTTTGAGTAGCAACATAGATAATGCCGTTATTAGTGGCGCGAACAACTACACCGATGAATACAAGATGGTCTGGGGCAGTTGGCTTAGTTTTTGTAAATGCGCCAGCCTCACCAAGCCATAAAACATCTCCAGCGGTATAGCCCGTTGATAGATCAATACCATCTACATATCCCTGTGTTACAACTACACCATTTTGGCTTGCCGCAATGTTTGCACTAACAACACCAACTGTCTTAGCGGAAGTAGCGTCGCTATTGTTGTCTGCCCTCTTTACTGTGGCGTGGTCTCCTGTTGCGCCAAATAGATAGACGCAAGTTCCCGTTGTAATGGTTGTTGCTTCAGCATTTCTTACATATACGCTACTTGGAGAATTTGTGTTAACCCAGTTAGTACCGTTGTACTCAAGAGTTTGGAACTCCAAGGGTGTTGTAATAACAACATCTGAGAGGTCATTTAAGGCACCAATACTACTACCTGTTGCTGGGAGAAACTTTGTGCCATTGTACTTAAGAACTTGATCTGTCGTAGCGCCAGTCGTGTCTACTTCAATGCCATCAATAAAAAGTACAGGAACCTTTAGAGTGTCATCAGTTTTAAGGACACTGGCAGAATCGCGATAAATATTCGTGTCAACGGCATTAGTTCCATCACCCCACGAAATCTTTCCACCCGCATCAATACTCAGACGAGGATTAGCATCACCACTAACACCAACATCTAAGGCGGTGTCTGCTGCTGTATTAAAAAATCGTGCGCGGATAGCCGCGAAAAACTTGTTTGCCATTGAGCCTCAACTCAAAATAGGTGACCCCGCAAGGTCTATGATTTAACCCGTTACTACGATTCTGTAGGAAGAAGCACCGGGCGCAACACTAAAAGTAACTATAACTCTATTTGCAGTTGACCGAACAATATCTGCAAAAACCGTGTCATATGATGTGATGTCATAAACTTGGACGGTGACATCGCGCGTATTGAAGTTGTGGTCAATATCAAAACTTGTTGCAACACCCGTAACTGTCTGCGACGCAACGCGAGCCAACGCAGGGGTATTGGTGGTGCCACCAGTGATATCTCCTGCAAGGTTGGTTCGTGCGCCACTAGCAGTACTAGAGTTAGTACCACCAGCAGCAACGGAAATATCAGTAGCGTTCCATGTGCCTGTAGTAATAGTTCCAAGGGTCGTGATGGTTGACTGACCAGCATATGTAGAAGCAATGTCTACGGAGTCAGCATTAACTGTAATGCGGTCTGTTGTGCCGCCAACATCAAGAGTATTACCGCTCTTGGTAAGACCAGCGCCAGCAGTGATCTGACCAGCGCCAGAGAACTGAACAAAAGTTAATCCTGTTGTTCCAAGTGTGATCGTGTCATTTGTTGACAGAACCCAGCCAGAGTCAGCATTTATGGTACCTTCAGAGACAAAGGTGAACATTCCCGATGTAACTTCCGCCGAAGTGTCAGCATCAGTTGCTCGTACAGCGGCACCAGTTGCCTGAACTACATAAATACCGTTTTCCGAAGCGGTACCTTGGTTTTTTACAAGAACACGGTTGCCAGTAGCAAGTGTTACCCCGTCAATAACATCGCCATTCTCCAAAGCAGAGGCAAGAAGAACCGAGGCAGTTGTGGCGACCCTCACAGACTCCTTGACATCAAGACCCGAACGGGTGGCATCTACATATGCCTTATTGGCTGCATCAAGATCATTTGATGGAGCGGCAACTTGCAGGCGACCATCAGCATCACGCTTAGCAAGCGTGCTACCAGTACTAGATGCCGTGGAGTTATTAAGCAGAGTATAGAAAGCACTTGTTAAAAGACCAGCATTTGACCCGTCAGCAAGGTTGAGAGTAAGGGTGATTTCTCCAGCATTAGTTTCACCAACGGTCAGGGCGCTAGCGTAGGTTCCAGCAGATGTAACGCCGTTGATGAGCGTTTCCCAAGCCGCCCCTGTGTAATACTTTATAGCATCGTCGCCCGTATGGTAAAACATACGACCTTCAAATAGGTTCGTACTAGGATTAGCGCCAAGTTTTTCAAATGTACCATTCAGAACCTGATTGTTATTCAGATCTAAATTTGTAAGAAATTTTGTTGCCATTGAATTTATCCTTTAGGTCAAATACGCATAGCCCGAAAAAGGCGCAGTAAAAGATACACGCACCTGAGATGTACTTATATATGATACTTCCCCAATAACCGTTGTAGATGCAGTATCAACCACAGTTACGCTTGGATACCCACCTAGGGCGTGATTAATGGTCCATGTGGAGGACGCTGATGCCTGAGTGTGGACATGACGAGTCGTTGCACCAGGGACGAAAAATGGGGATGCGGGCCATCCTGACTCAGTTTTTGGACCCCATAATGAACTATTTGTAGTATTTACATATATTTCACCAACTCTGCCAATGTTAGAAGTCGGGTTTGTGGTCCCAGTTAGAATTCCAAGACCTTTTGACCCCGAAATACCAACTAGCGAAACAAGAACATTGGTAGTTTCTTCATTTACAGAAACAAGGTTGCGTAATTGATCTGGGGCATTTTCAATATTTAATTTTGTTACTTCTTGGACTACTGAGACATTGACATCGGTCATCTAGTGACCTCTAATTCAAGTTTTATTTTACCTTTTAGGATACGGAATACCCTGCCTTGCGCGTCAATGATTTCAATGTCATATACGCCATCCGAGGTCATGACAGCGGTATTTGCGGCAAGGATAACCAGAGTAATTGTTCCCGCATCACCACCAAGTGTAATTCCACCATTTTCAGTAGTTAACGATCTGACGACAGTACTAGAGTCAATTTCTGTTCTAATTTGCATACGAGCGGTAAAACCCGTCAAATCATATATTGAATCATCAGAGTTAGTTATGGTTACAACACGCTCAAAATGAGCGCCCTGGTCAATTGTAAAGTTATAATTGCCAGCAAGCACACTAAACCTCCAAAACAATGGCTACAACTAATTCTAGCCCTAAATGCGACAGTTTTATAGCATATAAGCAAACGGAGCGGTCAGGAGGGTACCGCTCCGTTGCTCTCCTTGTCGGGAGGACCCTAATCTTCGTCAGAATCTTCGTCTAGGTCATCATTATCGCTATAAAAGAATGATGCATCTAATTCCCTAGTCATCATAATTTCCTTGGCACAATCAAGCATCCCCGCCCCAAGCCAAGTAGTCATCCCATCGGATGTCCCAAGGTGAAGGTCGCGAGAATCATTATCAAGCACTTCGGCAATAATGATCCAGTTTGTGATCATTTGCTCTGGGAATGCCTCAGATATTAGACCCTGTAGATCTTTATCATCGTAAGGATTTCCCATTTATATATTTTAGCAGTCAAATGAGACTCAAGACTTATGATGCCTCATGCCACATATCCCACCACAAATATCATTTACTGTGACTAAGTTAAGGCATGTCTGGGAATTCAACAGTGTAGGCTGGTGTCCATGTTTCGGGGAAGTCTCGTAATGCTTGACGATAATTACCCCATGCCGTTTTATTAGTTGGGGTGTCTGGAATCATCGCCCAGTCGGAGGCAAGTAGGAGTGCGTCACGGCGTAGCCTCATGCGTTCTATGAGCCATTCGTCGGGTGCTGTGGTTTCGTGGTCTGCTAATAGGTTCATAATCATGCCGCCTGATAGTACATTGACCAAGTAATGAAGTCGCCCGTTGTCCAAGTGAACGGGTGATCAGTTTGAACTGTTGATGTAGTCAAATATGTGTTCACTAAGTCTTGAGCCGCGAGAGACGCTGTGTTCGGGAATGTTTCAATCGGTCTGATAACGCCTATTTGGTTTATTCCTGCGCTTATATCACGAAAAGTGCAGAAACCCGTTGTCATCCCTGTAGTGCTTGAAAAACTTGAATCGTGACTAACGGGCATAGAAACCTGCAACCCAAAGTTGCTCATTGAACTCGTGTTACCTAAAACAACACGACCCCAATAATGCACAAAATCGTTGACACGGCAGTACTCAGATGTCACTACTCCGTTACCTAGAGACAACCCTAAAGGAAAAGTTGGCGTGTACGAAATGTAATTACCCAACACAGTGTTGCCGATTCTTACTTTCGCCTCAAGTGCCTCAACTGCGTCGTTTAGGTCAGAGTGAGACAATGAATGAGACGGTGAAGTCAATAGGCTTGAAGCCGTAGGGTTTGTGAAAGTGTCAAGTGAAGTGGGGAATGTGCTAGCCATTATCTAGTCCTTTTATCCATGCTGTTTTAAAATATTATTTTATAGAAGTGTATCATTATAAGTGCCATCTGCATCGTCGTATATGTTTGGCGATTCATATGTTGATACTACCGTATGGACATATGTGTAACCCATTGGTCGTGTAACTTCGGCAGCACCCAAAACTGATGCGTCTGAACCTACGCCAGTTGGAGTTTCGGAATCAAGGGTTTGAATAGTTATGACCCATGGGGAGGCAATTGGGTCTAATAGTATATTTACTGTCTTGGATGCGCCAAGTACAGTTTGTACTGAAGCAATAATTGCATCTCTAGTACCAGCATTATGCCCTGTTCTTGCAGTAGTAATCTGATCTCGTCGTCCCTGAACATAGTTACCATCTACGGGGTTATATAGTTCAATTTCCTGCCAGATGGTGGAGTCGTCGTTGTCTCCAGCGTCATCTATCGCATTGATAAATGTTGTCCATGTCTGGGGGAAGTTACTCCAAGGAGTAGTTCCTCCAGTCGTTTGACTTAATTTAACTCCAACAATTTGAGCAAGCCATGGCAAAAAGTGATCTGAGGCTACTTGAGGCTCAACAAGATAACTTTTAGTAGAGTCATCATCGGGGTCATATCCAGAGGCTATGTCTAAATATGGGAAAGAATCTAATTGGTCTACCCCTTTTCCTGCATAGGCAAGACCAATATCCATAATTCTCATTAACGGAAAATTAGGAAAAGTTTGTTCAGAGTCTTTTTCTATAAAAAATGCTGGCATTCTTTGCATGCACATTCGTAAAAAAAGATTATTTCTTATTGCGTAGATGTTTGTTAATACTGGATGTCCTAAATAAATAGCAGCCTGATTATGATTAGTAATTTCTATTTTTACTGTAAATTCAGTTGTACCTTCTGTTGGTTGTACTTTAACTTCTGGACCGCGAATAACTCCCCATGTCAAAGCATTTAAAATTGTAGTAATAGATTGACTTTCACCATACGATGAGGTGATTGTAACAACTACTGTAACTTTAGATTCACAGTAAATGTGACCGTAAAATGTCACATAGTCATTACTGTATACTGACGGTAAAGATACATTACTTCTCGTTAATGTGACAACATTGAGTGAAGAAGGGACAGTTTTTAGCGTGTGATACTGGTCAAAAAATCTAAAAGAAAAATCAACACTTGACGAACCACCGATAGTTGTCCATGAGCCGACGCTTGTGTCAAAATAACAATCTTCTACACTCAAAAAGTTTGTACAGTTAGCACTTAGGTTTTCAATAGCCTCTAAACTTGTAGCCATATTAAATACTACTTACCGTTACTGAAGATACTGGTAAAGTTCCTTTATAAACAAAAACAGCATTACCAGATCCATCAATAGATGCTAGTTCTGTACTATTTGCATTAACAGTCATTGTGAATGAGTCAACATAGTCAACGCCATCAACATTTGCAACATCTGCAATTAATTGATTTTTACGAATTTCTGTTGTAAATGGGTATTCTAATGGTGATAAATAGTTCGTAACAAAAGCATCAACCGCAGTCCGTACATCAAAAGATGAATATCCTTCTATGACTGCAATTGAAATAGATACTGAAATATAAGCCAAGATTACATCAGTAACATATACCGTTAATCCACCAACGCAACGAGACCTAATATCGTCCGCAACTACACCCTTTTCTTCCGCGGTCAAACTAGCGCCAGTTGAGTCAGATAAAAATACCGTGACAGCGCCAATTTGGTCAGCACTACTAAATGCAAGGGTATCAAGAATTTCAACTTCTGGAGAATAAGTTGGAGTAGTGAGAATTGTTGTAGCAACTCCAGAATAAACGGCATCGGCAGTAACTGTGCCAGTAGTACCTGGGTCGTTGGATACTGCCCAAATTCCCTCATAGGACGCAATGTTTGTATTTGAAATTCTAATAGTAGAAGCAGTGCTCATATTGGGGAGCGACGCAGTAAGAAGCGTATAAATACTCCTACCAGTAGTTCCGTATGAAATGGCATGGTAGCCAGTTCCAGTATTAGTAAAACTTGAACGGAGTGTACCTACGCCAACAACCTTACCAAGCGAGTCTGCTTCTAATTTAATTACCCGAGTTAAGTCGTATGTGGCAACACGATAAGTATCAGAATAATTTGTCAAAATATAATCTGTTGTCTGAGATGCTGTTGCTAATGAACGACTAAGACTTCCAAGGTATGTTCGTGCACGGGAAAAGAATTCAGCATCTGTTTCGGTTGCTTTGCCTTGGGTCAAATTTCCATTAAATTCTGCATCAATTAATTTTACAATAGGACTCAAAATTGTTAAAATTGTGCCATCGGCAATAACTGGCTTCACACCCGAGGTAATTGCCTTAATTTGCGTTGAAGCAGACTGCGTATCACCAACATCAATAGTGACTGATGCTGTGGTTTCAAAAATATGAAGAATTGACTGATCGTCAGTAATTTCTGTATACCCGACTTGAGTACCAGCGGGAATTGTCAATCCTGAATTATCAATTGCAGAGAAAATAACAGCACCTGAAGCAAATGTTGACTCAAGGCGATAAAAGCCCATAACACGAAGCATTCCTTCAATTAGGCTATTTGGAAGCCTATTAATTGCTCCAGTAACAACACCCGAAACATAGGACATCG